AGGATTTGCGGGAGGATTACTTAAATACCTTAAAATTGTTAATGAATCACTTAGATTCTTTAATCAACAAGGTAGAAGACCTGGTAGCGCCGCGATTTATCTTGAACCATGGCATAAAGATATTTTTGATTTATTAGAAATTAAAAAGAACACGGGTGCTGAAGAATTAAGAGCGAGAGATTTATTTACCGCACTTTGGATTCCTGATAACTTTATGAGAGCGGTTAAGAACAATGAAGATTGGTATTTATTCTGTCCTAATGACATTAAAAAGGCGGGTATTAAACCATTACAAGAATGTTATGGTGATGAATACGAAGCCAATTACGCTCTAGCCGTTTCAATGGGACTTGGAAAAAAAGTTAAAGCTCAAGATGTTTGGACTAAAGTTATTGAATCTCAAGTTGAAACAGGAGTTCCTTATTTATGTTCAAAAGATAATGCGAATAAAAAGACTAATCATCAAAACATTGGAGTTATTAAACAATCGAATTTATGTAATGAGATTTATCAATATACAGATGAGAAAACAACAGCTATCTGTACGTTATCTTCAATGGTATTAAAAAACTTTATTGTTGATGGTAAATTTGACTTTAAGTTATTATATAATGAAACAAGAAAAGTTGTAAAGGCACTAAATAAAGTGGTTGACGTAAATAATTACTCAACTGAAAAAGGTAGAAAAGGTGGATTAGAACAGAGAGCGATTGCGATAGGGACACAAGGACTTGCCGATGTATTTTACTTAATGGATTATGGATTTACATCACCTGAAGCAAAAAAACTAAACAAGTTTATTTTTGAAACTATATATTTTGCGGCAATTACAGAAAGTAATGATTTATGTAAAAACGGAAAAAGAAAACCATATGAGTTCTTTGACGGTTCACCAATGTCAAAAGGAGTATTTCAGTTTGATATGTGGGGATTAAAAGATATTGATTTATCAGGAATGTGGGATTGGAATCAATTAAAAGAAGATGTTAAAAATTATGGTGTGTGTAACTCATTATTCACGGCACAAATGCCTGTCGCATCTTCCGCTAAGATTACAGGTTCATACGAAATGACAGAACCAGCTCATTCGGCAATCTTTAATAGAAGAGTTGTTGGAGGTGAGATTATGATTGTTAACAAATACCTAATTAACGATTTTGAAAAACTTGGTATTTGGTGTGAAGACCTAAAAAATGAAATCATTTTAAATGAGGGGTCAATACAAGGAATTAATTTTAATAATTACTTAGATGTTGAAGATAAAAACTATCATAAGAAAGTTAAACGTATTGAAAACTTAATTCCAAAATACAAAACAATTTGGGAAATTTCACAAAGAGAGTTAATTGATATGGCTGCAGATAGAGCTCCGTTCATTGACCAATCGCAATCAATGAACATTTATATGAGTAACCCAACTTTGTCAAAAATAACATCATCACACTTCCATTCTTGGGAGAAAGGTTTAAAAACTTTATGTTATTATGTTAGAACTAAAGCAATCTCAACGGGAGCAAAACATTTGGCGGTTGATATATCAAAAATAGAAAAACCAAAAACAACCCCTGAAGCACCAAAAGTTGATTTTAAATTACCTGAAAAACCAAAAAACAGTGAATTTGAATGTTTTGGATGTTCCTCTTAATATTAATCCCGACTTAGTTCGGGATTTTTTTATTTGTATCTATTTATAGAAAATAAACAGAACATATATTTATAAGTATGCCAGAAAATCCAACATACGGAATAACGTTTCCATTTAGAGATTCTTTTGATGGAACATATCTTGATTTAACAATTAATACTGATGAAGAGATACGAAGCAATTTAGTTCATTTGTTATTGACAAGAAAAGGTACTAGATATTTTTTACCTGATTTTGGTACAAGGTTATATGAATTTATATTCGAACCTATGGATGGACCTACTTATTCTGAAATTGAAGGGGAAATTAGGGATGCCATTTCTCAATATATACCAGGGATAACAGTTACTAAAATAGAAATAAAGTCAGCTTCTGATGGTGAAGAAGGGAAAGGTACTTATATAAATTCTGATGGTAAGAGAGAATTTGTGGTACCTGGTATAAGCGAAAGAGAACACACCGCAAAAATAAAAATTGATTACATATTAAACGATACTGCGTTTAATTCTAGTGATTTTGTTATAATTAATATTTAAAAGATATGGCAAATAAAAAAATATCTTATACAACAAGGGATTTCCAATCTATAAGAACCGAATTAATTAATTTTACTAGAACTTATTATCCTGAATTAATTGAAAACTTCAATGACGCGTCATTATTTTCTGTTTTATTAGACTTGAACGCGGCGGTTACGGATAATTTACAATTTAATATTGATAGAAGTATACAAGAAACCGTATTACAATACGCTCAACAAAAATCATCAATATATAATATAGCGAGAACTTACGGTTTAAAAATACCCGGACAAAGACCTTCAGTCGCGCTAGTCGATTTTTCGATTACCGTTCCAGCTCTTGGGGATAAAGAAGACCTAAGATATTGCGGAATATTAAGAGCGGGTGCGCAAGTTAATGGTGCTGGTCAAATTTTTGAGACGGTTTATGATATTGATTTTGCCTCCGACATTAATGTTGATGGGGTTACTAATAGATTAAAAATTCCTAACTTTAACGCGAATAATGACTTAATTAACTATACAATTGTTAAAAGAGAAACTGTTGTTAACGGGGTTACAAAAGTGTTTAAAAGAGTTATTACTCCAAATGATATTAAACCTTTTTTTGAATTATTTTTACCTGAAAGAAATGTTTTGGGTATAACAAGTGTTTTACTTAAAGACGGAACTCAATACGCGAACATACCAACCGTACAAGAGTTTTTAGGCGCTGAAAATAGATGGTATGAAGTTAAGGCGTTAGCGGAAGACAGGGTTTTTATTGAAGACCCAACAAAAGTATCTGATAGTCCTGCTATTAAAGTAGGTAAATATATTACAGTCCAAAACAAATTTATAAGTGAATTTACACCTGAAGGTTTTTGTAAAATAACATTTGGAGGTGGTTCACAATCCGCGGACGAACAATTACGAGAATTTGCCAGAGATGGATATAAGTTAGATTTATATAAATATTCGAACAATTTTGCATTAGGTAGTACACTTAAATCGAATAGTACTTTATTTGTACAATATAGAATTGGTGGAGGTAGTGGAAGTAATTTAGGCGTTAATGTAATTACTCAAATAGGAACTGTTTCTTTCTTTGTAAACGGGCCTTCAGAATCTAGAAATACTAACGTTATTAATTCATTAAGTTGTACAAATGTTACGGCAGCAATTGTAGGAGCGGGTAACCCTACAATTGAGGAGGTTAGAAATTTAGTAGCTTTTAATTTTGCGTCTCAAAATAGAGCGGTAACAATCAATGATTACGAATCAATAATAAGAACAATGCCGTCTAAATTCGGAGCGCCGGCTAAAGTTTCTATTGTTGAAGAAAATAATAAAATTAAAGTTAAACTTTTAGCATACGATGATACCGGAAAACTAACTGAAATAGTATCAAACACATTAAAAAACAATGTTGCTAATTACCTATCAAATTATAGAATGATAAACGACTACGTTTCAATAGAAACCGCTAATGTAATTGATTTGGGTATTAATATAAACGTTGTATTAGACGGGACTCAAAACCAAGGGGCGGTAATTTCACAAATAGTGAATGTTGTTTCAGGATACTTTGATGCGGGGAATAGAGAAATGGGACAGAATGTAAATGTGTCCGAAATAAGACGTTTAATCCAAAGTCAAAATGGGGTAATTACACTATCAAGTATTTTATTTTTTAATAAAGTTGGTGGAGAATATTCATCATCACAAACATCGCAAAGATATGCAAATCCGGCAACTAAAGAAATTGAATTAATTGATGAAACTATTTTTGCAGAGCCAAATCAGATGTATCAAGTAAGATTTCCAAATAAAGATATTATAATTAGTCTTAAAAATTTAAAAACAACTAATTTCTCCTAATAAATTTATTTTAAAAAAACATAACTTATCTTTTTGAAAATAGAGCATAAACTATTTATCTAAAAAGATTTTTTATATAATGTCGAATTCATTTAGGATTAAAACACAGATTGGGGTTGATAAATCAATCAGAGTTTTATTAGACCAAGATTTTGAATACTTAGAGATTTTATCTCTAAAAATATTACAAAGTCAAATATACAATAGACAATGTTCCGATTACGGAGTTGTTGTTGGTAGAATTACCGCGAATAACGGATACGGAATACCAAACGCAAAAATATCGGTGTTTATTCCTCTAGATTCGGAAGACCAAAATAACCCAATAATTTCCGAATTATACCCTTACAGAACTTTAAGTGATTTTAACGAAGACGGATATCGATATAATTTACTACCATATAATAAATCTTATAGTGAGCATGTACCAACAGGTACTTTTTTTAATAGGGAAGACGTTTTAATTGAACCTTCGTTAATTGAAGTTTTTGACAAATATTATAAATATACCGCAAGAACTAATGATAGTGGTGATTCT